ACGCTTATGGAGATGAAGAAGAAAGCCTCCGGCGACCCAGTTTAGTTTATTGACACCTTCGTTTACATCTTCAACCCCAAACAAGACCCCTTTAACCTCCGATTCAAACTCTTTCCTTTCCAGAAACGCTTGGTCCGCGATATTGTCTACGCAATTCGCAATGGAGAAGACCTTTTTATAGACAAGACTCGTGAGATGGGAGTTTCCTACACAATTCTTGCTACCTTGATGTGGTTTTGGCTGTTTGAACCGGCATCGAACTTTCTAGTAGGTTCTCGTAAAGAGGACTATGTAGATAATAGGCGAGGAGGAACCACAGGAAACAAAGAAGAATCATTATTTGGAAAATTAGATTATATGCTTTCACGGCTTCCGAAATATCTCCTCCCTAAAGACTTCAATCCAGACAAACATTTTAATTATATGTCTTTAATTAACCCCGAGTTGGGTAATTCCCTCTCTGGGGAGTCTTCCAACCCTAATTTCTCCAGAGGAGGTCGTCAAAGAGCTATTTTCTTAGATGAATTTGCGTTCTGGGCGGATGATGGGGCAGTTTGGGGAGCCACAGCTGACACTACTAACTGTAGAATTGTTGCAACAACCCCGGGAATTAGACCTTCAAAGGCTAAAAGGCTTCGTTTTGGTAAAGATGGTGAGAAAATCAAGGTAATTACCTTAAATTATGAGTTGGACCCTCGCAAAACAGGTAAATGGCTTGAAGAGCAACGCCACAGAAGGTCTTCTGATGATTTTAACCGAGAAATCATGGTCAACTGGGAAACTTCCATTACTGGAAGGGTTTATCCAGAGATTGAGAGTGCTGCTTACGGTAATTTTCCATTTATGGTCAACAAACAGTGTTATGTCTCTTGGGATTTTGGTCTTGACGGTGTAGCTTTCGGTCTTTGGCAACAAAACTCAGCTAATTCCAAATGGAGGCGTATTGATTCCTACCACAACGAAGATAAACCGATTCAGTGGTACTATCCGTTCTTTGGTGGAGTGATTGATTCTAAATTCCAATATACTGATGACGACTTAAAGGCTATTGCTGTTTGGTCTCAATACCCGAAGGCAATTCACTTTGGTGATCCTGATGTTAAAAAGAGGTCTCTCCAGACTGGTATTTCCACCCGTACTGCATTGGAGAAAGTCCATGTTTATGTCCAAAGTACCGCCAAAAATGACTTCTACAGTCGTAGGGAGAAAACTAAGGTCGGTTTGCAACAAGGAATTGAAATTGATGCTAATGCGAGGAATGATTATTTCTTTGAGTCTATAAAGGCTTCTCGTTACCCACAGCGTGAGGAAACATCACAAGCTACAACACCAGTTGCAATGCCAATTCACGATTGGTCTTCTCACCACAGAACTGAAATGGAGTACTTCTTTGTAAATATCGAAAATTATCAGGAGACTGACCGAGTAGTTCCTGCTTGGGCAAGTCATGTAGGTGGTTGGTTAACAGGTAGGAACAAAATGAAAGGTAGGAGGTGATATTTATGAAACCTAGTGAAATTGAAAGACAAAGAGAAACAGTTGGTTTAGTAAAAGCGATTCTTGAGGGTATTAACCTTCTTAAAGGATATGCTTTGGAGATAATTAAAGGTCAAAAAGCTATTCGTGAGGACCTTAGAAATTTAGAGAATTTAAGACCGTTAAAAAAATAAACTGTCCATGCAAACAATAGATGTATCTGTCCTAATCACTTGTTTTAACAAGGAGAAATATCTCTCGGAGTGCGTACAATCCGTTTTACGGAATACAAAGCAACCCAAAGAAATAATTGTTGTCCACGATGGGTGTGAAAATCCAATGCACCATGTGGGCGTTGATTCTATTTTCCTTAAACAGAATTATGGAGTCGCTCATGCCCGCGATGTAGCTTTCAAGTATTCTACAGGAAAGTTAATTCTCTTCTTAGATGCTGATGATGTGATTTCCCCTGACTATATTGAGAAAATGGCTTGGGCAATCTTCAAAGGAGCTGATATTGCCTATCCTGATATTTTTATTTGGGCAGGTAAGGAATCTAAGTTGGCTAAAATCCCCAAAAAGATAACTGTTAAGTTTGTAAAGGATTTTGAGAAGGTGGCAATTCCCGTTACTTCTTTAATGAAGCGTGAGGTGTACGAAAAACTTGGTGGTTTCAAGAAAATGGATGTCTTGGAAGATTTAGACTTCTTTGTTCGAGCCTTAAAGGAAGGCTTTGTTTTCAAAAAGACTGAAACCCTTCTTTGGTATCGCAGATATGAGGGTACTCGCAACTCTGTTGACCGTAGTGTTAAAAAGATGATTATTACAGAAATAATGAAACAACTATGATGCGTTCAATAAAAATGATGGCTTCGTCTACCAATCTTAGTGAATTTACTAAAAATACTCCCGAGGAGAATAATGATGCTGAGATGCAATTTGAGGGTAGTGATGGTGGGGAGCAGGTAGAAAGCATGTTTAACAGCTTAAATGGGGATCAAATGCTTCTTAATATGCTTACCTCTCTTGATACCCGAGACAAAGTTGTTTTGCTGTACCAAGTTTTAAGACAGTCAGGGTACAACCTCGAACATGAGGAATGTGCAAAAACTCTTTCACTTTCCCGGGCTGGTTATGTAACTTTGCTTAAAAATGTAAAAAAGAAATGCCAAAAAGTGCTTAGTCGTCAGAAAATAGTGTAAAATTAAATATACGGGTATGACTACTAAAGAAAAAGACCAAAAAAAGGCAGATATTGTTTACAATCGTTATAAAAAGTGTAAAGCCCTTTGTGAACCAGTATTTGAGCGTGTAGAAATTAACAGAAACCTCTATAAAGGTTATTTGGAGACTGATGACCAATATGAGTGGGATTATTCTTTGGTTGATAATCAGGTCTTCCCCTTAATTCGTAACTACATTTCTCGTTCTAACCCTTCCATGACAAAAGTTCGTCTGGAAGCTAGAAAACCCCAAGATTTTGAGAAAAGAGAGGTTAACCAAGACTTTGTTAACTGGGAAATTGGGGAACTTAATACTACACAACTTTTTGTTAGGGCTTTCTTCTCTAACTATGTAGCTGGGCGTGCTTACTTCAAATCAGGTTGGAAATATGATCCAAGAGTAGTTGTAAAGAATGGTGAACTGGAGTATGAGATGAGACCTCTTATTAACAGAGCCGATCTTAAATTTGTTCAATTTAATAGAATCTTAATTCCAAACCGTAACATTCCTTCTTTAATGGATCAACCTTATGTTCTTGAATTACTTCAGTTAAATGTTGGGGAAATGCTTAAAGAAAATGAGACTGATCCCGATGGGGAGTTCTGGGATAAGAAATTCCTTGCAGACCTTAAAAAGAATGGTGTTACGAGCAAAATGCTTGATTACGAGGCTGAATCCGCCACTGATGCTGATACCTTAGATGACATCACTTATAGGGCAGCGACTTTCCCAGCAGTTGCCATGCACACTCAGGATGGGGAAATTTTCTACATTCCTCTTGTTGGAGACACACATCAGATAATTAATAAAAACAGAGAAAATCCTTATTGGCATGGTCATTATCCATTTATTGAGATGGTCGCTTTCCCAGAAGATGACGAATACTTCTCAATGTCCGTCATTGATGCAGTTGGAGATATGGGTATTGCCGGAACTGAGGTTCTAAACCAACTTCTTACAAACATTCGTTCTCTTAACAATAATATGTGGATTTCCGGAGCTTCCGAGGCTTCCACACCTGACTACATGTTTAAGCAGAGACCATCTGGAATCATCCGCGTTGCAGGAGACCCAAATGCGATTGTTCCGGTTAGACCAAATGACGGTACTTCCTCAATGCTTAGGGTTGGGCAGGAGATTTCCACTAAGTTTGAAAGAACTGGTGGTATTTCTTCCCTTTATAGTTCTGGGGCACAAGATCAAAACATCAACCAGACTGCCCGCGGAGCTCAGTTGATTGATAAAAACATCGAGAATAACGTCAAGATGATTATGGACCTCTTTGGGGAGCAAGTTTTGAAGAGATTTGGTAATGATTGTTGTGAATTAAATGCCCAGTATGTTACCGAGGAACAAACCTTTGCCGTTACTGGAAAGAGAGGTGTTAGAAGTCTTGTTACAATTTCCCCTGAACAGGTTTCAGCCAATTTTGATGTTTACACTTATCCAGAAGCTATGATAAAACAAACCCCCGCTTCTCGTCAGGCATCTTTGCAAAACACAATTACAACTCTACAAACAATCGAGTTGCAGTCTAAAGGTGCGGTACAGATTGACGTTACCCCAGTAGTTGAAGCCTTAATGGATGCAACTCCTGAAATGGAGAATGTTGACGATGTTATCGTTGCTTTAGACGAAAAAGCACAAAGAGATTTTGCAATGCTTGAAAGAGGTCAAATGCCTGAAATTAAGGTTCGTGATGCACACAAAGACTTAATCATGGCAATCACAATCAAATATGAGGAAGCAGGGGCAAATTATGCTCCAGATATAGATGAAATCTTCCAAAAGTATGTTGAAGACCACATCAAATATATTCAGGCAGCTCAGGAGGTTAATCAGATGGTAAATCCTCCTCAACCACAACTTCCAGCAGGAGGTCAAATGAGTCCTGAACAAATGGCAACAGCTGGTGGTGGAGTCGTACCTGATAATATGGGAACTGGGGCGAAAGCACCTTATAACTTGGGTCCAATAGTCGCAGGAGCTCAATAGAATATATAATTAAATATGACTACACCACTTGATCCACAAAAGAAACCAGATTTGTTTATCATTCGTGGAGATTCTGCGAATCTTACTTTTACTGTGGCTGGAGTCGATCTTACAGGGGCTACCGTATTTTTCACAGCTAAAGCTCTTTTGACTGACACTGATCCTGCTGATGCAAATGCCGTTATTAAAAAGGAAGTTTCTTCATTTACAAATCCAACCGCAGGGGAGGCACTTATTCCTCTTACCCCAACAGATACAGATGTTGTCCCGGGAATTTATTACTACGATATTCAAGTTAAAAAGGGTGCGGACACCATTATCAGTATCCCTGCCCGTAAATTACAAATCTTTGCGGATGTAACACGCAGAACGACCTAAAATGACATGCAAGATGCAAATATCACAGCCACAATCACACAAGCAGCTCCAATACAGGTTACTGTAGGTCAGAATACTGTTAGTTCCACAATTATAGGAGTCGGTCCAAAGGGCGATCAGGGAATCCAAGGAAACAAGGGCGATACCGGAATAAATATCAAAGGAGATACTGGCGTGGCTGTTAAAGGAGATACGGGTCAAAACATTAAAGGCGATACTGGAATTCAGGGAATCAAGGGTGACACAGGCACGAAAGGGGAAACTGGAATCGGACAAAAAGGAGACACGGGAGTTGCAACAAAAGGCGACACGGGAACACAGGGAAATACCGGGGTGAAGGGAAATACTGGAGCCGATTCTACAGTCCAAGGACCGAAAGGAGATACTGGAGTGAAGGGTGAAACTGGAGTTTCTATTAAGGGCGATACCGGAGCCCCATCCACTGTCAAGGGTGATACTGGCAGTAAAGGTGACACAGGAACTTCTATTAAAGGTGATACTGGCTCAAAGGGGGATACTGGAGCAGCCTCTACAGTTAAGGGTGATACAGGTTTG